CAATTTTACCCCATTTTGGGGAGGAGCGCGTCGTTTTTATGTATTTATATAGAGAAATCCTGTATTTTCAACGAAAAACAAGTACTGTCCGTTGATTTTACAACCAATATTTTGACAGTACATTGAGAAAGAAGGGAGACAAGCAGAATGAAAGCACTGACAATATACCAGCCCTGGGCGTCGCTCATAGCTGTAGGCGCAAAGATGTTCGAGACGCGGTCATGGCATACGGACTACAAGGGGCCGATAGCGATACACGCGGGGAAAAAGCACAGTCTCGAAACCCTTGGCCAGATGTTCGATGACGAAGGAAACGTCTCGGAGAGAGATGAATTGTTTATCAACACCTGCGGAAGCATATTAGGCGGAGACCGAGACGAATATGGCAAGGATTTCTGGAACGCCCTTCCTTATGGCGCAATTATCGCCACGGCCTACCTCGCCGATTGCCTCCCTACGCAAGACCTCCTACGCGAAATAACAGAGGACGAGACGCTGTTCGGCGACTGGACGCCTGGGCGCTACGCATGGGAAATCATCAATGTTGCGTTGCTGCCCGAGCCAATCCCGGCGAGGGGGCAGCAGGGGCTTTGGGAATGGAGGGTCGCTTGATGCTTCCGAACTGTAAACGCTGCGGAGCATGTCATGAGTTCAATGTAACATGTGATGATGGTATGCCGCAAACCGACAGTAAAGCATACCCAAAATGGCGCAAGGTGCGGAATTGGGTTATTAGGAAAGCGTGGAGATGCTTTCGGCTTGATTTGAGTTGCATAAAAAAGTGGAATAACAAAAGGTGTGCCTACCCTGTGAGAATTATTATTGACTATAAAAAAGGAGATACGACCGATGAATGAGCAAATCGAAAACGCATTTACCTACCATGCGCCGAAAAGCGATCAGCCCACGAGATGCGAAGTCATAAGAAGCATGGCGAAATACTTTGCAATCGAGATTGACAAAAGTTGCCCGGACAGCCGGGAAAAATCGCTGGCATTTACAAAGTTAGAAGAGGTAGTCATGTGGGCCAAAGCGGCGATAGTCCGGAACGAATAAGAGGGCAAACGGTGAGGGCGATCATGACAGCAGGAAGAACGACCAGGGTGGCGGCCTACGCCGGAAAGGGGAAACTATGAAACGAATCGTCATTTTATTACTTGCGGTCGCAACGATGGTCGCGACAGGGTGCGCCGAACTTGCAAACACAACCTCGGTCCAAGGCTCGCAAAACGACACAAAAACGACCATCGCCATAGCCGACGAGCTCCAGGCCAGGCAGGCGACGCCCGACGACTTCGACTACAGCCTCGAACGGTACAACCTCATACGCCGCGCCTACTGGGTAAACGGGCAGCGCGACCGAGCCCGTATCTACCCTTCACCCATAGCGGACATGCCGCTGGGGTACGTCGTGCTGTTCACCGGCAGCGGCGCGGTGGTCGGCAGGTTCGTGGTCGAAGGCAAGGTCACGAGCCTGAACAGTTACCTGACGCCCGACAGCGAATACTACGAGCTTATTCCAAATGGCAATATGATGTCCCGGAACTACAACAAATGGCTCGCCGACGTGGACGGGAGCTACGGAGAAAACGACAGCGGCATATTCTTCTTTACGCCGGACGGGAAGTACGTGGAGTGGACGGGCACATACCTGTACAGCGACATCCCGTTCGAGATATCGGACCCCATCGTCCGGATCGGGGGGTAGGCCATGAGGAAAGCGATAAGGCCACTGGTAGGTTTGGTCATAGCACTCGTAATAATAGCAGCCATTCCCGCAATAGGACTGTCTGCTAGATGGTTTAACAACAGGCTTGATTATGCAGAGCGTAAAATCGACGACCAGACAAGGTACGAGACGCTGAAAAAGGTGGAGGACGCGGCGCGGGCGATGATAGCCAATTACACCGCCGACGCGCTCACATACGAGCAGTATTTTGACAGCGCGGACGCCGAGAAGCGCGGCTGGGCGGAGCAGGCCAAGATGAGGGCAAACAAGACCGCGGCCACGTACAACGAGTACGTGCTGAAAAACTCGTTCATCTGGGAGGGCAACGTGCCGGACGACATCAAGGAGTCGCTTGATTATTTGGAGTGAGGAAGGAAAGGACTTGAACGTGAAAAGGCAGGAAGAACACGCTGTGGGTAAAGAATGTTGGTGGCATAAGTGGGAAGTGGTGAAAGACACTGGCAAGCATCGGTACTTCGAATGCGCCAAATGCGGGAGGCGCAAAGTATCGCAAGTGTTCACTGGCGGCTATCAGCCGATAGATGAAATGTGGCTTAAAAGAGGAAAAAGTGTGAAGAGCCAAAAGGAGGACGAACAATCGTGAACGAAATAAAACGAAACAGGGACCCGATTAAAGGTCCGCCAGACGGGGTAGAAGCAGACGTCAAGTGCGTAATTACTGTGTTTGAGAGAAAGAAGAGAAAGGGCGACTCTCCGATATTAGTCAAGCGCAAGGTCACAGCCCAGTCGGTCGAGCAGGTCAGAGTCTTGTGCGCGTATACCGAGGGCACTATCAGCTTTTCGATGCATAGCGCCGACACAATGCTGACGCTGCGCGTCGACGAACTAGTAGAAATCCTGAAAGCGGCGGCAGAAGCGAGCCGCGACCACAGGGGCTCACTCCCACAAGGGTTCACTGACGCCGAACTAGAAGCCAGGTGGCGCGAACTCTCCACGCAGCGGTTCGAGGAGTCGGATATGTCGCCGTCTGGGCTTGTCCTTGCCGGGAAATGGTGGCTGTTCGATGCCGGCGTTGACCGCTTGGACATTTGGAACTATTTCAAGGAACACCATTCTAAGGGCGTCGTTTACCTTCAGGGTTTGGAGGTAAGCTTTTAGCGGTGGGCTGGTACGCTTCAGCCTTGGCTGCAAACAATGTGCGAAGGCAATCGGAAAAATTACAAGTCTTTAGTCGGGAGGGTGGGTATAATGCCAAAGAAAGCAGCAGCAAACAGCTACAGAAAGCTCGACGCGGAAACGATAAAGGAGATTGCCTCATGCGTCCTGGAGATCCACCGCGAGACGGAGAAAAAGGCCGCGAGGTTCATGCACGACCGGAGAAGGGCGAATATCAAACTATTGCTCCGGAAGTACCGCGATATTGTCAGTTTCGTAAACGATGCCATTTACGATGCAGCGCAGCTTGACTATGATATGCAGCTTAATGACATCCTGGAATTAATGAGCAGCAACCGGCGCGAAATGGTCCGGGTGGAGTCCATCAAGGAAAGCGTGGCAACGGCCAGGGTCATCGTCGACCACATGAACAAGATGCTCGAGACGTATAAGGCGTCCTGCGAGGCTTGTGGGATTGAGGACCAGCGCCGTTACCGCGTTATCATGGCTATGTATATCGACAAAGAGAAAAAGACGGTCGAAGAAATCGAGAAGGCCGAGTCCATTACCCGGAGTTCCGTTTACCGCGATATCGATGCGGCGGCAGACAGGCTGGCGATACTGTTTTTCGGATTATATGGCTTACAGTTTCTTTGAGGCTGCTGGAGCGCAATGGGAAAAAGTCGGGATTGACACGGAACATCTGCTGACCTTATAATTCAAACTGTCATAACTTTGGAATTGCAGCGGTGTTGGCGCCTTGGGAAAGCCGACAAACCGCTGCAAATGCTACGTTTGATCAGTTTCCGGGTGAAAAAATCCATTGACAGAACTTATAATTTTTTGCGAGGTTCAAGCGAATATGCTCAGTTGGTCACTATTCACTGTCAAATGTCGCACCAAAAAACAGGCAGCGCAGAACATTATAGACCAATGCTGGCGGCGCATACAGCTTCTGCCCATAGGCCATCCGGCAACAGGTCGTCACGAAGGCTGGCCCCGTTAAAGACAGCCTTGCGCGCAACGCAGAATAACCGCAAAAACCCAGCGATTGCAAGCACTTCCTCTGTACAAAGCAGCGGTTTTGTGGTATAATGAGCATATGAAAACATAATCCCGAGGAGGCAGATGAGGCTCTTTCCGGGACACAAAGAAGGTGCCATTATGCCTATGTATACAAGCAGGTTTTCTAACCCCGAATTGCGCAGCGGACGCTACACGGCGGTGAGGATATCCGTCGGGGCGCCAAGGTTCAACACCGGGTACAGGCTCGACGGCGAAATAAAGGACCTCATGCCTTACGGACTGTTCGGAAAGTACGACGACGATATCAAAGTATTCAGAAGCGAGTACATCAAGAGGCTCGACAGTATAGGTGTTGACAGAATACATAGGCAGCTCCAGGCTTTCAGCGGCGATGTTGTGCTCCTTTGCTGGGAGGACGTCCGCAAAGGGCACGACGATTGGTGCCACCGCACAATGTTCGCAGAGTGGTGGCTGGAACGCACAGGCGAGGCTATATTTGAGCTACCGGACCCGTCTGCTGTCAAGAGACCAAAGCCCCGAAAGGCGGCCAAATCCCAAAAAGATAAGCCGGAAGACAGCAGCGCAGAGGGCCAACAGCCGCCCGCATTCGAGCAACTAAGCATTTACTAATTGCCCCTCTGGGATCGTACTAACCAAGCGCGGATTTAGCTCAGACGGTAGAGCACCGGCCTCCCAAGCCTGAGGCGCAGGTTCGACCCCTGCAATCCGCTCCACTTTCCAAGACAGCATTGCCTCCATTCACACTAAAAGGCGCCTGAATAACAGCAGGCGCCTTATTAGTGCGCCTAGTGCAGAGCTCAAGCGATTACAGCACATCGAACCAACCCATGCATCATTCGTGATGCGTCAAATGGCTACACGGCCCTGTTCTGGAGGTGCTACAGTGTTTCACGGCTCGATACCGTCGTCCGTGCAGCAGATACTCGGCGACATTGTAAAAGGCTGGGACGTATCGGACATTTACGTCGGCTGCTCCGGCAATTTCACGATTGAACGCGTCTTGACCGGCGTTACGGGCGCACTGCTGCACGGTAACGACGTAACTGTGTATTCATGCCTGCTCGGGGCTTACTTTTCGGGGCAGCAACTCAACGCTAAGTATAAAGACAGCTACGACGGGCCGATGAAGTTTGTCCGAGATTACATGAAAGATGACGCAAGCACAATAGCTGTTGTTATGTTGCTCTCGAATATGGCTACTTATCTGGGGACGAAGCCGAATCCATATTACGAGAAAATGATAGATGCGCACATAAAACAATGGCCGCATTTGTTTGACGCTACCGAAACAAAGATAAGGGGCATCAGCCCGTTCATGAAATCGTTTTATGCAGGCGACGTCATTGAGTGGGTGGACGCAGTTCCGAAGGGGCAAGGGTTCATCTGCTACCCCCCATTTTTTTCCGGGGATTATGAGAAGATGTTCTCGGTCATCGAAAGCATCATAGAGTGGGAAGCCCCAATCTATGAAATGATAGACAAAAACAAGATATACGATATGTTCCGCAAGCTGACGCAGCGGGACTTTTTCATGTTCGGAACAAATGACGAACTCCCGGAGTTCCGCGAGCATCTGCGCGGCATTGCGCAGACCACCAATCGCGGCGTGCCCCTGTACGTCTATTCGAAAGCCAACAAGAGCCGCGTGATCTTGCCAAACCAAAACGTAGCAAGCCTTATGGTAGAGCGTTTGGGCGAAGACGAAGATATTGGCGACGATATAAGGCTCGTAGTCCTGAAATCAGAAAATTTCCACGCGCTGCGGTCGCAGTACATGAACCCGTATATCAAACCCGTCCAGGAGTCGGCATCATATGGTGTCACGGTAGGCGGGAAGCTTATGGGCGTGTACGCGTTCAATGCAAGCCCCACGCTTGCTAACTGGGGGAAGCACATAGAGACCCCGACCATGTACCTGTTGAGCGACTTCCCTGTCGCGCCCAGCAAGTACAAGCGGTTGGCGAAGCTGGTTCTGTTTGCTGCGCTCAGTAAAGAGAGTAAGCTGCTGGCAGAACGCATAGCCAACAAGCGCGTACGCTCGCTGGTGACTACGGCTTTCAGCAAGAACCCGGTCAGCATGAAGTATCGCGGGCTGTTCAAACTGTTGAACAAGAAGGAGTTGCCGGGCGTCGAAGAGGGCGAAACGGACATGAGCAAGATATATTACAATCGGGGCTGGCAACTGAACTACGGCGCCCCGTTGGGGCAATGGACGCTTCAAGAAGGGCTCAATCTGTGGAAAAAGAAGCACAGCCAAACGGAAGGTGGGCTCGAGGAATGAATATCTACACGATAGAAATCGACCCTCGGGAAATAAAGCTGCTTGAGCAGAACGCCCGGTACATGAAGCATGAAGAGTTTACGCGCCTTGTTGAGAATGTCCGCAGGGACGGCAAGCTTACATCGACACCGTTCCTCAGTAAAGAGGGCGACGATTACCTGTGCTTGTCCGGGAACCACCGCACGCGCGCGGCTATCGAGGCGGGGCTCGGGACGATTATCTGCCTTGCTACTGACGATCCGCTAAGCGAACAGCAGAAGATAGCGATTCAGCTTTCGCATAATGCCATTTCCGGACAGGACGATCCTGCTACGCTCAAAGCCCTGTACGAGAAAATCCTTGACACAGACCTGAAGAAGTATAGCGGCCTTGACGACAAGACGCTGGAATTACTGGATAAGTTCAACGCATTTAGCATTTCTGAGGCCAACCTCAAATTCCAGACGCTAGCGATGGTGTTCCTTCCCGACGAGCTCGAGGGAGCGAAAGCCGTAATAGCACAAGCCGTAGAGCAGAGCAAGGCGGCGGACGAGATATGGCTCGCACGGTTCTCAGAATACGATAAATGGCTCGATGCACAGGAAACAGTTTCAGCCGCTTACAACGTGAAGAACGTGGCTACGGCTGTCGATATAGTGCTCCGTGTCTTCACACGCAACGTTGGCCAGCTTTCCGAAGCCTGGGAAAACTGCGACGACGACAAGCGGTGGATACCTATGGAGAGTGTCATTGGCCGCTCGAAGATCCCGACCGGCAGCGCGAAGGTCATAAGGAAAGCCCTCGACAGGATGGCGGGCGCGGGCGACATCTCGGCCAAGAACCTCTGGCAGGGACTTGAGTACCTGTGTGCCGACTATATCGCCGGAAAGTAGTGTTCTGAATGGATAAAGAGAAAAATGGGCGCACCGCCTACAAATACGACCAGACGTTCCACGACGCGTGGGCATTCTCGCTCGCTATAAAGGGCGCAACCGATGCGGAGATAGCCGATGCGTTCGGAGTGGCCCGCAGGACAATCGAGAGGTGGTCCGTAGCCAAGGGCGGGGACGGAAAGATGTCGCTGACCTCGTTCGGCGAGGCAAGGCGATCTGGAAAGGAACAGGCCGACTCCCAGGTGGTTAAGAAGCTCTATGAGCGCTGCTTGGGCTACGACGCAACGGACGTCCAGCAGTCCATAGAGTACGACTCAAAGGGAGCGCCGCGCGTCAAGGAGACGCGCACGTCCAAGAGGCATGTCGCTCCGGACGTCATGGCGATCATGTACTGGCTCAACAACAGGCACAGGAAGACCGGCGAATGGAGCCAGCGGCAGGATGTCAACGTCAGTTTCGGAGACGACTCCATCCGCGAGGCGGTGCGGGAGCTCACGCTCGACGAGGCCCGCGCGAAGCTCGCTGCCATCCGTGACGGGAAAGGCGAAGTGGGCTGACATGGCGATTGCCCCCGGCTGCCACAATGCGGCTTTCGAGCGCGAACTTGAGCTCCATATCGCGAGCCAGAGCTATGTCGATTATGTCGAGCTTGTTCACTCAGGTCAGTGGAGACGAGCCAGCCACCTCGACCTCGTTTGTGGAGAGCTCGAAAGCATCATGCGCGGCGATGCCAAGAGGCTAATGATTTTCATGCCACCCCGGCACGGCAAGTCAATGTGCGTGACAGAGACGTTCCCGTCGTACTATTTGGGCCACTTCCCGCATAAGCGCGTCATGGAGCTTAGTTACGGGGCTGACTTGGCACAAGAATTCGGAAGGAAGAACCGGGACAAGGTCGCCGAATACGGGCAAGACATATTCGGGATAAGGGTTTCGGGCGAGCAGGCTACAAAGACCAACTGGAGGATCGGCGGAACAGACGGGGGCATGTACTCGGTCGGCTTTTTTGGGTCGGTCACCGGTCACGGCGCAGACCTACTCATCGTCGACGACCCGATACGTAACAGGGCCGAGGCAGAGTCCAAAGGCTACCGCGACAAAATATGGGCCGAATACCAGTCCACAGTAAAGACGCGCCTCCACGCCGGGGGCGCGATTATCATCATCCTGACGCGCTGGCACGAGGACGACCTGGCTGCCCGCCTGCTTGGGGGCGCCGAGGGGTGGAAAATCATATCGCTGCCGGCAATCGCCGAAGAGGGCGATGTGCTTGGGCGTGATATCGGGCAGTCGCTATGGCCGCAGGGCGGCTACGATGAAGAGTGGGCCGCGCGGCAAAAAGCGGAAGTCGGCACATACGCGTGGAGCGCCCTCTATCAGCAGCATCCTTCCCCCAGCTCGGGCGGGCTGTTCAAGCGCGAGTGGTGGCAACGCTGGAAAGAAATGCCGGGCGACCTTTTCGACTTCATTCAGTCGTGGGACTGCACGTTCAAGGACGTTAAGACGGCTGACTACGTTGTCGGCCAGGTCTGGGCCAGGAGCAGGAAGCACCCGGCCAACCGCTACCTGCTCGACCAGGTGCGGGCGCGGATGACGTTCACCGAGACTGTGGAGGCGATTAGAGGGCTGTCCTCAAAGTGGCCGCAGACAGCCCGCAAGTTAATAGAGGACAAAGCGAACGGCACGGCAGTCATGGACGTGCTGAGGAAGAAAGTTTCCGGCCTGGTCCCTGTTGAGCCTATGGGTGGGAAGGTAGCTCGCGCACATGCGGTAACGGCGGCAGCCGAAGCCGGGAACGTCTACATCCCTGACGCGTCGATTGCCCAGTGGGTCCACGATTTCGTCGAGGAGATGTCGTCGTTCCCGTCTGGCAAAAACGATGACCAGGTGGATGCGATGACGCAGGCCAACGCCTACTACAACGACAAGGGGACCTTCAACATACGCGCATTAAATTCATAGCGAGGTGAGGCTATTGGCTTGGAACCAGACACCGGCGCCACCGGCCTTCCGGCTGGACGGCTACGTGAACATGCTCAACAAGTACGGGACCCAGCAGGACGGCTCCGAAGCGTACAGGTATGCCGGCGAGGGCATAGTGTCCGACATGACGCTCACCAACAACTATGAGACAGGCGGGCTGTTCGCCAAGATAATCGACGCCCCGGCGGAGGAAGCGATAAAGCACGGGTTCAGCCTTGGCCTCAAGGAAAATTCAGACACTCTCAGCTACATTGTAAAATCCCTCGAACGGCTCGAATGGGAGGAAAGGGCAAGCTGGGCCATAAAGTCGGCTAGGCTGTACGGCGGGGCTATCGGCGTGATGCTGGTCGATGACGGCGGCGATATCGACGAACCGCTGAATAGGCGCCG